CACCATCAAAAGCAATTCCGCGCCAAACTCGCCGTTCTCGGTCACTGCGACCATTTCTTCCAACTCCGCTTTCACGATCACCGGCAACGCCATGGTCGGCGGATCGATCTGCTTCAGCTCGCTCACGCTAACCGGCCAGCAAGTCGGCGGTGCTGCGGAAATCACGGCAGCGGACCTTCAGGGAAATTCGGTGACGTTCGTGCTGGTCTCGAAGGATGCCGTCTTCGGAACGATCGCAGGAACGTACATTGTAACCGCCGGCTCATGCGCCGGCGATACTGGAAACGGAACGCTGACGAAAGCTGGTTAGGAGGAAAGCCATGAAAAATATAGCAAAGATTCTCTTGTTGGCATTTGCCGTTCTGCCCTCGGCCTCGATCCGCGCGCAGGACGCCCAAGTCTTTCATGTGGTGTCCGTGCACAAAGAAACGGCCGAAGAGCACGGCGGCGAACGAACGGCAATCCGCTATCTGAAGGTGGTTGGCAGGTTCGACGGGAAGGCATACACCGTCGAGGCGATGGACGCTGGGTGGAACGAAGTCCTCGAGGCTGGCAAGGATTATCGCGCCTCAGTGAAGAAGGGATCCATGTCTATTGAGGTTTCCTGGAAAGGCAAAACCGAGAAGAACTCCTGGCGCGTCTTGACGGTCGAAGAGCTATCTACTTCAAATGCCCAGTAAGCGCCAGCAACAGTGCCTCGATCGCCGCTCCGTAGAATCCCGCTTTGGTGTCATGAACGACCCGTTTGCCGAGGCTCCCGCCGGCGGCAAGCTTCTTCTGGTCGCCGTTCTCTTTAGTGAGGTTGTCAACCTTGGTTTGCAGGTCTGAAACCTGCGAATCGGAGTAAGCCTGGTGCGTCTTCGCGAGTGCGATCTGCTGGCTGGCGGAAGCGAGCTGCAGCTTGCAAGTCTCGCAGGCGTTCTCGTAGGCCTTCAGATTGGCCACTGGCGTGTCTATTGTCGGCGCTGCGGCTGTTCCGCCGACTTTTACGTCTGTTGGCTTCAATCCAAGCAGTGCGGCCGTCAGCGTGGCGTTCTGTTGCGCCGTTTGGGCTTGGGTGAAGCGTTGCTCCATAGCCTGCATGGCAGTGGCCTGGTCCTGTTTGAACTTCTCGAAAGCGGCTGTCTGCGTTTGCAGCTGGTCAGCTTGCGTCTTGAGCGCAGCATCTTTGACGGCGATTACTGCAGAATCCGCTTTTTGGCGTTCCTCAATGCGAGCTTTCTCTTCGCGTGTGGCGGCGTAGTCATATGCTCCGATCGCGCCGCCGGCGAGAAGCGCAAGCACCAGCCCGCAAAGCAATTTGTGATAAATATCCATGACGCTTCCCTACCCTTTCACGTCGCGCCGCAACCAGCCAAGCAGATCGCCAGCTTCCGCGGGATTTGCGGCTGCATCCTCGCAATGCATCTGGCAGAGCCGCGCTTTGTACTCATCCATGAACTTCGTCTCATCGACGGCGTTGAGATGGGCCTGCGTCGACGGGCCGTAATTCCCGTCGGCAACAATGGGCCCAACCTGCAGGTAGCCGAGCGCGAGCTGCGCGACATGGATCGCGTGATGTTTGGAGTTCACATACAGGTCGAAAATCTTCGTCGCAATGCGCTGGCTGGTTAAGCCATCGAAGATCCAGAAGTCGCGCTTATAGATCGCGGAAGCCTGGTCGCGCGTAAGGTTCTTGATATCAAGGTCAGAGTAGGCAGCTTTTGAGATCCCGAACCTCGTCTCGCCTCCCGGATCACCTACTCCGGGAGGCTCGTAGCCGCCCTCGTTCTCGAGGACGAACTCGATCGCTGTATCAAAGCTGGCCATGGCTTATTTGTAGATCTTGTTGAATTCGCCGCCGACAAACAGCATCGCGGCGCCGATGAGCAGCCCGGCCGTCGGAAAAAATCCGTGTACTCCTTTCCAAATCGTGATGCCGATCAACACGACTCCGAGGACCTTCAGAACAAACGGCAGGTTCACGAAGCTTTCCACTTTTTCCACTTCGGTCGTGAAGCTCATAGCTTCCTCCTTGATTTGAAGTACAAAACGTCCCATTTAAAATTCGTCCAGAGTGAGCTGGTACATTTTCGTCATGGCGAGAACTTTTACGAGCGCGTCGCGCAATCCATCCGTCGAGACGGCGTTGTATGCGGACAGTGCAGTGACTACAGCCGCAGGGAGAGTCTTGTTCATCATCACGTGGCCGAGTGGAACGACGCCAGTGATCGCTTCAAAGGTTTGCATCTCCATAGGCCCCGAGAAATGCGCCGCGACGAGCTCGCCGCCAGAAACGTCGACAAAGTGATGCTCGCGCACTAGCCCGCTTAGCCCTGCGAGATTTGCGGTCGAACAGAAGTACCAGCGCTTCATCAGTAGATGTTCCTTCCACCGCCGCCGGATCCGCCGCCAGAGCCGCCGCCGCCGGCTGGCGTCGTGACCTGGATCGCGCCACTCGATAGCGGGATGTTTCCGTTCGCGACCTGGATCGCCGCGAGCGTGGGACTGGCGGCCGTCGCGTAGTTCAATTCGATCAACTGCGTGAACGTGTTGTAGTACGGGTAAAAGTAGTAGGTCACGCCAGAGCCAAGGTTTGTGGCTCCGTTCCAGACGTGAATCGCAAACTGGCCGGCAGGATCTGCAGCGAAAACAAAGCTTCCGCCGCCGACCGCGCCTGTCGATGGTTCGGTGTAGGAAGTCCCGAACGGAATAAACAGCGCGAGCGGAATCACGTCTTCATCGTTTGGTGAACCGTTCGAGAGCATGGGAGCCCAACCGTCATAGCCGGCAACGGCCGCGGGCGAGGCGATGTGCAGAAGGTTGCTCGCGCTGACCGCGAGAGAAGACTCGGCCGAGATCGCGTACATCTCTCCGTTGCGGATCAGCGCGATGCGAGCGTAAAGCGTGCGAGCGGCGAGCGACCCGCCCGCAACTTGAGAGAGTGTCGGAGCTGCAGCGACCGCGAGCGACGTCGACGCCGGAATAGTGATGACGCTTCCGTCTTGCCGCAGAATGTCGAACGCGCTCCATCCGAAATCGACGATGCTGGCGCCGCCTCCGCTATCCGTTTTCGCTGCATACGTTAAGGCCGAGGCCTGCGCAGTGCCCCATGGGGGCGCCTGCAAGCCTGGCGGGGTGAACGTGTAACTCGGCACACTCGCGAGCGATTGTTCCTGGTTGCCGAAGAGATTGAACGAAGTGAACTTGAAGTAGAGCGGCTGATTCAGATAGGTCGGATCGAGCTGGTACTTGAAGACGGCATTGTCGATGCGAAGGAACGGTGCGAGGACGCCGTGAGCGGCGATCTGCGTGCCGAGCTGGCCGCGGCGAAGCAGTGTGCCGAGCTGGTAGGTTGAAGAGCCAACTAGCGTCGCCGTTTCGTAGCTGAATAGCTCCTGATCGATCAGGCAGAGCGTCGCGAGGTTATTCGCGTCAGCGGCCGTGCCACTGTCGAGCTGGCCGGCGCTTTCTGTAAGGTCGACTGTGACGCTGTCGGTCGTGTCCGGGTCCGCGCCGTAGGGAAGAGCTGTGGTGGCATAGCCCATACGCGCCGGCGCATTGATCGCCTGGTTGCCGAGGATGTCATCGATCTGAACGAAGTTCGCGTTGTCGCGGCTAAGCCAAACGTGACAGCCGCCCCAGTTTGGATTCTGTCCAGCCGCGCCGATCCAGATCTGGTAGGCGAGCGCCTGGTTGATTCGGCTTGTAGCCTCGAAGATGATAGGCGTCGCTATCGAGCCGGGATCCGCTTGCGCTCCTTGCGGCGGGTTGGGGGTGGTGACGCTCTTCGGATTAAACGCCGGCGCGGCCGTGCCCCAAAGGAAATCTTCGGCGGTGATCTCCAACCCTTTTTCCGGATCGTCTTCGATCTTCGTGATGCGCACCGAAATCGTTGCACTGAGATCGATCAACGGGATCGTGACGACGTCTCCCGGCTCAAGCCAGGCTAAGGAAGTTGGCAACCTGAAAGAGTACGCGTTGCGGATGTAGACGCTGCGCTGCACGCGCATCGATGCGGCGTACTGCGCAGCCGTGAGCGTGGTGATGAAGTCCCATTGCTGCGGATCCTCGATGAGCAGCCCGCTGCCGAAGCCGGCGGCCGCGACTCGCGCGATCGATTGTTCGTCCTGCTCGTAGATCAGCTCCGGGTTGTAATCGTTCGCGCGATTGTTGAAGGTGACCTGCGCGCGGTTATAAGCGTCCTCCCAGGCTGAACGCTCGATCTTGATCGGCTCTTCCTTGCCATCCACCAGGAAATCGTCATAGGTGAGATTCGCGACCGGCGTCGTCGACGGGCTATACGTCGCACCGTTGCCAACGGCCGTCGTGTCGCTGTAAGGGAAGAACTTCAGGAGCTGCTCGCTAAAGAAAGCTCCCACCATGCCGGCCTCGAGCCATTTGCCAATGATCGATGCGCACGAATCTTGATCCTCGATGACAGGAGAGATGAAAAAACCGTTCGCGATCCAGCAATTGCGCGCGGCCGTCAAACTGCCGAGGAAACCTGGCGGGAAACCCACACCGAAGCCGGTATCCGTCAAAAGCGAATTGATGCACGCCGCGGTGTCGGCGTCGACGATCCCGCCGCCGTATTGAAATGCGCCGGCGACTTCGTAGTTGTAGTTCGGAAGCTCTGGCGTGTAGCCGAGGTAAAGGCCTGAAGAAAAAATGTACGCGAGCTGCGAGTAGCCGAGCGCTTTCGACGGGTGTCTCGATGTCATGTACACCGTCGCGCCCTGCCCAAGGGCGCCTGAAGCGAGCGTGAGGTTCAGCGTCGTTGGGGCGTTCGTGTCGGTGTTCGGATCTTTGTACGTGTAGCTGATGATGATCGCTTTGCCGGCGTCGGCCGCGGCGAACGTGTAGGTCGCTCCGGACCTGGAGTATTGCCCTGTGGTTGGAGTGCCGCTGACGAAGGCCAGGGCTGTTCCGCTCGGATCGAAAACGACGCCCTGGTCCGAAAGAAAGTTTGTCGAATTGTCGACGAGGATTGTGTAAGGCCCGGTGAACGGAACCAGCGTCGTTTCTGTCGTGACGATCTGGTAGCGGTAGTAGGAGTAGCTGACGATGACTTGCTTGCCGGCGTCAGCCGACGCGAACGTGTAGACGCCTGTCGCTGGATTGACGCTGTACTGGCCGCTTGATGGACTTCCTGAAACTGGCGTCATAGGGACGCCTTGCGTGCCGGTTAAAGTGACAGGCCCAGGCGAGCCGTAATCTGTGAAGGGTCCAACGCTGTACGCTTGCTGCACGGCAACGCCCTGGTCATTCGCGAAGATCGCGGCATTCGCAGCCGTATAGGTTGGGCTTCCCCCTGAGATTGTGTAGCTCTCGCTGGCACTGATCAGCCCGAACCGCCCCTGCGAGCCATCCCAAACGTTTAGAAGTGAGTTGATCTGGCCTTGCGCGATCGCCGCGATGATCGACGCAGAGTAAACGTAGTTCGAGCCGCCCTTCGCGAGGCCTTTTCCGCCTTGTTGTTTTGCCTTGCTGACCGTGAAGTCGTTGTAGTCGATCAGCCGGCCAGCGATGCGGCCCTGGCCAAAGATAATCGGCAGCGGAATCCCGAGGATCGCGGAAGTCGTCCGCATCGCGTTGTAGCGTTCCGGCTGATTGTTCTGGCTGCCGAAGAGGCTCATTCGAGCTCCCTGCCAAAAACGGAGAAGAATTTATGAGCGCGGAGTTTCAGAAAGCCTTCCCAGGCAGCCGAGCACATCACGCCGTGAGGCCGTAGCGGATGAATAATCGAATCCGGCCAGCGCTCGATGATGCCGCCATGGGTGTAGCTCTCGGCTTGTTTGTAGAGCACGAAGTCGCCAGGCTTGACATCAGCCTCCTCGATCTCGCGCGCGTGCTGCGATAGCAAGCGAATGTAGGTGTCATCGCCGAGGCGGTTCAGGTAGATCTGCGGGGAGTAGTGCGGGATCGTGATACGGCCGCAAATACCGGCTTCTTCCATCACCCTGGCGAGAAGATAGGCGCAATCAACGCCGCAATGCTTGAGGCCCTGGTTGTCGACAAACGGTGTGTTGAGCCAGCTCTTCGCGACGTCCACGATCCGCGCGCGTTGGATTTCTTCTGTCAACTTGCCTTCGTCTTCCGATTAATTTTTAGAGCACCGCTGGCGACGAGTTCTTCTTCCGTCGCCAGCGCGGGAGGTTTCCGCGGAAACGGTTTTGCCTTAGAGGGTAGGAAGTGTTCATTTCCGTTCTCAAACACGATTCTTCCGACAGTGGTGTCCCTCATATCGCCGTCTCCGGATTCGGCACGAAAGGCATCGCGCCGATGTGGATTAGGTTGCTGTAGACGTTCTGGCACGTCGCTGGAGTCTTGTCGCAGCCGGTGATGATCGTGAAGGTGTCGCCGATCGCGAGAGGCAGCGGCATGGCGTTCGCGAGCAGGATCTGCGTCGTCGAGTTCTGTTGCTTGATCGAAAACGTGAATCCGGAATTGAATCCGCTCGTCATCGTGATCGAGCCTTGCGAGTAGCGCGGCGGGGCCGAACCGAGCGCGGTCCCGAGGTTGATCAGTTGCCGCGTGGATCCCGATGCCACAGAGTTTGAAGTAGTAAAGCTGGCCTTGCTCAGCGTGCAATTCACATCACAAAACGTGTGCCGGCAACCGGCTTGGATCAGGTTGCGCGGCATTTTGATGTTGAGGAGGTAAAGCGGGTCGGCGACCTCGAACTCGATTTTGCTTCGGCCAATGTTGCCTGAAGGCTTGATATAGCCGGCGTACTTGTTCTCAACGCCGACGGATGCGATGAAGGCATTGAGCGCCGCCGGCGAGTTGCCTGTCGGCAAGTACGCGGTGTAGACGGTGACGAGCGATACGTCGAACAGGCCAAGCTGAGCCGCGGCCATGAGCGTCACGCCGGCGCCAGGGTAGAGCACGGTAGCAGGCGCTAGGACGGTCAGGCTCATGTCGTTTGCGCGAAGATCAAAAGCAGCTTCTGAAGTGATCTTGCCGCGCTGCCATGCGCCATTCTGCGAAGCGTAGTAGGTGTTCCCCGAGTAAACCAAATCGAAGCCGTAGGAGTTCGCGCGAAGGGTTTGCCCGTTCGGAAGCGCGATCGAGAAAAGATCGGCCACACCGTAGGCAGTGTTGTTTTGGAGAAACGCGAGCAGGCCGGCAGAAAAAGTCTTCATAGGATCAGCGACTCAAATTTCAAGCTCGGAAGTTCCCAGTACTGGTAGAGAAACTCGTTGAGGTCTGACCACTCGTCCTCGACGAAGTGGCAGCGGTAGTAGTAGTTGTAACTGACGACAATCGCCGCGCCGAATGCAGGAACGTTGGCGCCCGGGATGCCGGTGCTCCCAAAGAACAAGCTTCCTCGCGGAGTGACCGGCGCCGCCGTCGTTGTCGCGATATACGAAGTCGGGGAAGGCCAGCGCTCGAGTTGCGCGCCCCACGCGAAGACGTTTGTCGCTGCAGAATTGGCCATGCTCATGAGAACAATCAACGACGCAGTGGCCCCCGAAACAGGGTTGAAAGTTCCTGTGACACTGAACCGGGTCCAGGTGGTCGTTACCGTAACGGTCGTACTTTGGACTTGAGCGACTTGGTCACTTATTTGAAAGCCGACGCTCGCCGTTCCCGAGGCAACCTTTAGCCAAACGGAAAAGGTGAATGTCTGTCCGTTGAACTGGACCGTAGGCACCGGCTGGTAAATAAAAGAATTGTGCGATCCGGTTGTGCTTGGAAATGCGATGGTGTCGGCTGTTGTCGTACCGTCCGGAGCAGTCGTAGAGTTTGCAGTGACAGTGGGATTTGAGGCCCCGGTGTTTCCGAGCAGCCACGGCGAAAGATTGAATGCCGATGACTGCAGAAGCAGGTTCTCGAGCCCGCAGTACCACTGGTTACCAGATGGATTGGGCCCCGCAGGGACACTCACTCCGCCGACGGTGACGGCGGTCGGAAAAACGTTTTGCATCATCTCGAAACTCAGTCCACCGATCGAGCGACCGATCTGGAAACTTGCTGTCGTGCCGTCGCCGTAGCCGATGAGCTGTGAGGTCGCGGTATTGTCGTAGGGGTCCTGATAAAGAAAATCGCCGCCCGCGCCGAGCATTGCTCCGTAGAAGTCGAGCAAGGCCTGAATTTCTGTCGTGGTGGTCTGGTTGAGGTCGCCGCGCATCATGGACAGGTCGAGCTCGAACTTCCAAATCGGATTCGGTGCAAGCGAGACGCGGTTCTGGCCTCGGTTCGACGCCGGCGTCAGCACGATCGTTTTGTACGAAGGCGTCTTTTTGATCGGCCAGGCCTGAGCGATTTGATTGGTTGAGGAAAGCGCTGGAAGGACGAGGTTGCTCATCGGTTGAGCCTCCGCATCTCGCGCTTCGCCATCTTGAAAAATTCTCGGCTCGAGGTGCGAACCTGCTCGGCCGATCCGCCGCCGTGGTGATTGAAGTTGAAAGTCTGACTACCGCCTCCGAGGGCGCGCTGTTGGTCCTGGTTCAAAATCATTTCGCCGCCATGGACGATCGCGGGAGTCGGGCCGTAACCAGGGACCATGCCGCCACTCTCGAACGCCATCACGCCGGCGAACGCCGCGGCTGCCGCTTCCGGCGCGAGAAAAGGGCCGATGATCGGAATTGCAGAAACCGCCGTCCAGGTGTGGCGAGCTGCAGCTTCGGCGTCGCTAACCTTCGTGCTGTCGGTCAAAGACTTCTGTAGCGCGATGTTCGCAACCATCTGAAAGCCGGCCTTGAGAAGCGAGCTCACAACCGTATCGGCGAACTGCGTCCACACTTTTTGCATCGCGCGGCCGAAGGTTTCCTGGCCGTTCATCCAGGAGACGATGCCGCGGCTGAAGTCGGCGCCGATCGTATTCACCATTTGCGAGACTTGCTGTTGCTGTGCGCGAATAACTTGCTGAACCTTCGCGGCGTACTGGTCCCAGGCCACGTTCATTTGCTGCATCGCCGCAGCCTGGCGTCGCATGCTCTCGAGGATCTTTGGGTCGTCCTGAGCCGCGCCGGTTGCTTTAAGCTTTTCCTGAAGTTCGTCCTCGGCGGCGACCAATTGCTGAATGATCGCGATTTCCTCCCTGTAAGCTTCAAAGGCTTCAGTTTTTATTTCAGGGCTCGCGGCGCCTTTATGCTCCGCCGTCGCTTTTTCGGCCAACTCGGCATTGGCGCGAATCTGGGCCAGCGCGTTCCTTCCTTCTTCTTCGGTGATGGAGGTTTTCTGAACTAGCGAACGCCGCCAATCTTCCAGGTCCTTGTTCGCAACTTCTCTCGAATGCGTAGCAACTTCTTCGTCAAGCCTCTCTTTTTCCTCCGCAGCTTGCCGTTCGGCGTTGCCGCGTTTAACCGCAGCTTCTTCCTCCTCTTTGCTTTGCCGGTCTGTTTCCCTAGCGAGATTCTCCAGGGCTTTTTTCTGCTCGTCGATCCCGGCGGCCTTGGCTTCAGCCGCCGCTTTCGGAGCGCCAACCTGGGCTAACTCTTGCTCTGTCCGCGTTGCAATTTCGAGCGCTTTGTTGACTTCTTCCAGCTCTTTCCTGAGCTGCTTCATGTGGTCGCCGGCCTCGGCGATGAAATGAGCGAGCGGCGCTGCGCCAGGGACGGTGTCAGGCGCGATGCGAAGATTGTCTATTTCCCTGTTAAGGCTTTGCTGCATGCGAAGCAGCTCGGCCGACGTTTGGCCCCAGGCCTTTTGCGCGTCAACGTTGTCCTTGATCGCCAGGCCGTACTTCGCAGTTCCCTTCGCTCCGATTTCGTTGAGCGCTTCGACCTGAATTTTGAGGCGGGTGCTTTCGAGCAGAAGGTTGGTGTTGCTAGTGATGATCTCAGAATAGGATTTTTTGCTGGCCTCATCCCAACCAGCAATAGCGTCGATGATTTCGTGGAAAATATTCGGCAGTTTTGACGCGATGTCGACGAGAGCGACGGCAGCCACAATTGGGAAAGCTGCAGCTAGGATAGGGCCAAGCGTGGAACTGGCGGCTGCTACGCGGCCAAGTGCGCCCCCAAGCATTCCAGAGCCAGCGGCCATTCCGGCGATGCGGCCGGCAGAGAGCGCCATTGCGCGGTCCATGCCGGTCAGTGAAACGGTTGTCCCTTCGACCTGGGTCGCTGTTTGTGCGGCAACAAGTCCTACGCCTTGCAGTGCCGTGGAAGTTTCGGCGGCCGAAAAGCCGAGGTTCTTCATCGCCGAAGCGGCATCGGCGGAAGACATGCCCGCAGCCTTTAGCGACTGCGCCATCCTCACCGACGCCGATTCCAGCGCGCCGGCGGCCGCTTGCATGCCAGCGCTGAGCTGAGAGGCGTCGACGACTATTTTTACGTTTAGTTCATCAGCCACGTTTTGGCCTGTTCACCTTCAAGAGACCTTGAGCGATTAGGTCCTGCTCGAGGCCTTCATTCGACTGAGGCGCCGCATCGCGTTTGCTTTTTGGCTTGGCATGCACAGCGAGCAAGATTTCGTGAGCCTGAGGATTTCTCGTCCAGTAACGAAAAAGCTTTGCCGTATCGTCAGGCGTGAGGCGCCCGATGTACTCGAGCGTGTATCCGGGCCCAGTTACGAGTCGACCGAAAGCTTCGTCGACCGCGTCCCTCAGGCTGCGCCCGGAAGCTTTTCCCCCGGCGATAGGGCGACCATGCCGGAAGCTTTTTTGACCGCCTCAACCGCGGCGGGAAAGGCCACATTGAAGCGGTCCAAGTCAAGCGGTCCAAGATTTGGAACTTCGGAGCCGGCTCTTTCGGCTGAGTCCTTGATCAGTGGGAACCAGCGTTTGACTCCTTCGCGTTCGTTGCGAGGATCCTCGGCGATCTGATCGAGCTGGTCCCAGGTGAGGGGCGCAAAGGAATATTCGCGCCCCTCGATCGTTGCTTTCACAATTGGCACTGTGCGCCTCCAGCGGACATTGGTGCTTGAAACTTTAGGGGGCCGTTAAAATTTAACCGGCCCCTAAAAATTACTGCGAAGAGTTCAGCTCGAACACGTTCCCGGCCGCGTTCGCGAAAGCCGCAAACTCGAAGTCTTCAATCACGAAGTCGTCGTTCTTGGTGGGGAAGCTCCATTTCGAGACGACGGCATTGAAGATTCTGAGCAGTGCTTGCGAGTTGTTGTACGGAACGACCAGGTTGACTTCGATGATCGGACCATAGCCCATCAGCTGGTTCGCGAACGTCATGCTCACGCCGGTTGCAGCGAGGTTGTAGACGTAGTTGATGAGCTCGATGTTGCCGGTATCGGCCGAGGCGAAGGTGTAGACGCCGGTCGATTCGTTCACGCTGTACTGCCCGGTGACCGGGCCCGACGCGACTCGGGTGAGGGGAAGTCCGGTCGTGGACAAGGTCACGCCCTGGTCTTCGACGAAGGTGCCGCCGCCTGGCGGCGCGATTGTGACCTGGAAGGGAGTCGTCGGCACGGCGTGAGATTCGTTGATCTGGGTCAAATGCTGCGAGTTCGCAGTTCCCTGCCCATAAATCAAGTCGGAGAGTTGCTTCCCGAAGATTTGCGCGAACTTCGCTTTGCCGGTGAACTTATGCTTCGCCGGCGCGATCGCGACAGGAGCCTGGTACTGCCCGTAAAGCTCCTTGATTTCGCGGCTGACTTCAAAGCTGCAGTCCTGCATGATGCCGATCGACATGGGCGTCGGGTTTGCGCCCTCGTTCCCTGCGGTCGGCTTTGCGAAGATCGTTCCACTGCCAAAATAAACGCCTGGTGCTGGCATGCGTTTTCTCCTTTAAGAAGTCGTTGTGATTTCGATGGGGATAGCAGCTGCGCCAATGCCGCCGATAAATCCGGGATCTCGCTCGATCGCGCCGTTGATGCGGCAGTCGTAGACCAGGCCCTGCAGCGTCTGCCGGCCGCCGATCAGCACTCCTGGCTGAAGCGGCGGCAGAATCGCCAGCTCGATCGCGTCGAGGATGTTGTTCAGAACGGTTTCCGGCTGATTGTCGGGATTCGGATCAGCCGTCGAGACGAAAACAAAAACGTGGAGGTTGAGCACCCACTTGATGGGGATGCCGTGGCCGGACATTTTTGCCAGCTCGTCTTTGACGACCATGACGATTGCCGGCGTGTTCGCTGTGCCGAGGTCGGTGCTCGAAATGTATTTCCGCGAAAAGGTCGCGACGGGCGGTTCATACGCGGCGTTCTGAATCAAGGCAAACAGCGCCGCAGAAATCGCTTCGCGTGTGGCAATCATTCTTGAATGGCTTGGTTTACAGACGTCTGCAAAGCCGCTGTGATCTCCGCGGACTTCTCAGCAAGCGCCGGCGCCATGAACGGCCGCGGCGGAAGGTCGAACGCGCGCGCATGCATGGCAAAAATCGGTGATCCGCCGGCGGCGTACCAGCGCAGCGCCTTCGCATTGACCGGATAGCGATCGGGAATGTGCGCGCCATATTCCTGGTAAGCGCCATAGAGCGCGGTGCTGTCGACGTAAACTTTGCCGGTCATCAGCACGCCAGAAGCGTCGACCATAGGAAGAACCGAGTTGCGCAAGTTGCCGGTACGATTCTTCAGGACCTGGCCGGAAAGCTTGTCGGCGCGAATGTAATTCGCGAGCATACCGGTCTGGATCTCGAGCTGGCCTTTAAGCGCAGCCAGAACTTTGCTCGAGCTTCCGTTGAGGCGTTCTTTTACGCGGGAAGCGTCGACTTGGGCGGTGATCATTGCTTCAGTTTTTTGCCGCAGAAATAGGTGTTGTTGCTGTCGTGGCAGCGCACTTCGACGCGATCGGCGAACTTTTGCGCATAGCAACCGTCAGGAACGGCCGCATAGGCGTCCTTGCAGCCCGGGACGGCCACGGAATGACCACGCACAGCGCAGCCGGCGAGACTCAGCGCAAAGAGCGCGACCGTTGCCGGCAGCAGTTTTTTCGCGATCAAACCGGGATCTTCCGTTCGTAACGGTCGAGGGTGTCGCGCACAAAATCAGGCATAGCCTTCTGAGAAAACGACACTGTTTCGCCAGTCGCCAGGTGCTTCGAGGTTTGGCCAATCCACTTCCTTGCTCGGTAACGCACTGCGCACCATTCCTTCGCGGCTTCGTTGATGTCGAATGGAATCGCCGCGTAGCCCGCGTCATAGGTCACAGAAACGTTTTGGAAGCCTTTCAGGAAGGTGGACGGCGCTCCGTATACTCCAGGCCCAAAGGGATACGAGATCGGCGTCCCTACGAGCTTCAGGACGTATTCGTCGAAGGTGTAGCCGGTCTGCACGCCGTCAGGCGATGCGATGATCGGCACGCTGTTGATGGTGAGCGACGAGACCGAAGTAATCGGAAACTGGCGCAGCGCTTGCTGCGGCGTTCCGCTGCCATCGTAGGCTTCGGCATAAGTGGAAACGACGAGAGAGACGCGCTTGAGCCGCGTCAAAATCGCCTGCGAGACGTTGGTGATGAGGGTGCCGAGAAGCGTGTCGTCCGTAGTTGTGCCGAGCGGGATATCGAGCCAGAGCTTTAAGTCGTTCAGAACGACGAGGTCGATCGCGTTTGACATAGTTCAGTCCGAAAAATGATGCGGAGAGCGCTGGGAGGTTTCAGCGCTCTCCGCAATCCCGGATCCAGGAGGCGCATCCCGGATCCTTCACCGAGCTGGTGCGGCCAGCCCGGCGATTTCGTTTAGCTGTTTCCGATGTTCTGGATGAGGCCCAGCGAGAACGTTGCGTAGTGCTGGAGCACTTCGGTCACATAAGCGCCGTGGAAATATGTGCGGGTCGTGACCGGCCAGTCCATGCCGTAATACTCGCGGCGCGCTTTGATGCGGAACGCTTCCGCAGGCACATTCGGAACGGCATAAGGCAGCTTGCTGGCGACAGCCAAAAGAGTGCCAGCAGTCAAGAACGGCTCGACTTGCATGTCGATCAGCTCGCCAGTGAACTTGTTGAAATACTGGCCAATAGCAGTGCCAGCAATCAACCGTGTGAACGCCTGGCCGCCGGCATTGTCCATCGCAAAGCGAATCAGCGGGGCGCCGCCATTGCCGATGACTTTCTTGTTGATGTTGCGAGCTTCCTGCGACGAGATCCACAGCTTCGTCGGGCCCAGGCGGTAGTTGTCGTAGAACGACTGGAGCATCACATCGATTTCGACGATGCCGGAAGCGGTGTCTGACGTGAAGCCGGCGCCGCCAAGCGATGCGAAGTAGCCGTTGTTTCCGGTCTTCGACGCCAGCGTGATCAAGCCGTCAAACACGAGAGCATTGTTCGAGTTGTCGGCGGTAATTGCAGAAGCGTTTTGGGTGCCAGTGGCGGCCGCGGTAATCGTCACGGTGTTGACGGTCGTGATGGCGCCGAGCAGCTCCGAGCCAGCGACGCCCCAATACCATGCCCAGGCCATCACGCCGGCTTTGGCGGTGACGGTCGCAAGGCATGAACCGGTCGCGCCAGTGATCGATGCGGTTTGGTTACTGGACTTGGCCGAAGAACCGGCCTTGATACCAGAAGTGGTTGTGCCGTCGTTGTTGTTGCGAGTGATCGTCGTCGCCACGCCGCCAGAGACGCTCGAGCGTCGGTTTCCATCAAGAGTCAAAGCAACCACGATGACGGATAGCGTCATGGTGGGCAAAGACCCGCCAGAAGCTGACGGAGTGAGCACAGGAGTCGCCGGCGTGCCCAGCGCGTAGCTGTTGTTTCCGCCAAGGATGATCTTGTCTTCGTTCTGAATCAGCGTTTGCAGAGCAGCCATTGCCGCATTTGCACGTGCATCGGCATAGCTCTCGGCCGCTTCTTCCGCTTCAAACGTGGTGCTGGCTTCATGGCCTAGCGTCTCGTAAGCCGCGGTGAACGGAGTGACCGTCACACCGATGCTCGACGTGCGCTGACCTTCCGACACGCCCGGAAACTCTGTGGTCGTGTCGATCGCGGTCACAGCGTTCCAACGGGTCGCCGTGTCGCCGCGATCCGACTTGACGCGTGGCGTCTGGTTTCGCAGAGGCGACAAAATCGGGTAGACGTTGTAAGCGGTCTGCTCAAGGTCGTACTGAGTGAGGCCTGTGCTTGTCTGATAGGTGGCTTTGGCGAGGTCCGCTTTCACCATCTCCATCAATGCGATTGTTTCGTCGGTCAAATTTCCATTCGGCATCTCTGTTTTCCTTTCGAGAGAGGTGCCTTCAGGTCCGCACTACCGAAAGCCCAAACAAAAAGGGCGGCATCACGCCGCCCTGCACTTCGGAAATCTTTGCTGCGCCTTGTTGCTATTTCTTACTGAGCCGCCGCGAGCAGTTCCGGATTGACCGGCTCGCGATTTTCGCGGGCCGTCTTCATCAACTCCATTGCGGCTTCGGACTTCTCGACACCGCCAGGAACGAAGCGGATTGGCGCTTTCGACTTGCCATCGGGATTCGCGCCCTTTGTGGCATCGTTCGACGTGGTCCGACCGGTGACAGCGCCGGCGGCGCCTGCGGGTTGCTGCCCGATTTTCTCGATCGCCGCGGTGAGTGCCTGGAACTGCTTCTCGACTTCAGATTTGAAGCTTGCAAGGTCGGCATTCGCGCCAGGCGTTGCGGGAACGAACGCCGGGTCGCGCTTGAAGATCTCGACGCCGTCCGGCATCCTGCCCACTGAAATGAAACCGGCCTTTGACAAATCGCCCTTTGCGGCAGTCTTCTCGGCGCCTTCGCCCATGCACTTCGTGACGTGTTCGCTGGCGCTGTCGAGATGGTCTTTAATGGCCCCAAGGTGAACGTTTTGCGCCTCGCTCATCTTTTTGAGCTTTTCGTCGAAGTCTTTCGTGATCGACTTGGTAAGCTCGTCCAAGTGCTTCTGAAGTTCCGTATTCGGCATTTCTTTTTCTCCTTTATGAAATTTCGCAACTAAACCCGCGGTGAGTTCCCTTCCCTCTTCCACGGCGAGATCGATTAGGATCGCGACGAGGGATTCGACTGCCGCTTTCAGTCGGCCGGGGATAAGTGATCCGTCGTTTTCGTATTCGGCCTCATAGGCAAGGCCGTCGTGTACATACGCCAACGATTGAATGAGTTCTGCGCAGCGGCCGACGTCCCAGAGGTTCTTTTTAAACTCCCTGGACTCTTCGACGCCGTCGGCTTTGACCATCGTGAACTTCGCGCCAGGCATGCAGGGATTGTCGACGATGGACACTTCGGAAGGCTTTGCGGTATAGCGCGTTGCGGTTGTGCCTGGATCAATCCACTTTTTTACGTATTTCCCACCGATCGAGAAACCGGTGTAGACGCCTTCCTCAACTTTCTTCCACTCGTTGTCGTCGACGATCTTCGCGACAACCGGGATGCACTTCTTCGCATCGTCGAAGGTGATACCAATCAGCTTGCCGGCGGCAACGGATGAGTGCATCGCGCGCACGTTGCCGAAGCTCTTGCCGTCTGTCGTCTTCTCGAAATCTTCGACCCAAGCCTTGACGTAAGGCTTCGAGGTGTCGTAATCGAAGATCTCGTTAGCTTTGTCGACAGCGTCCTCGGCCATCACGCCGTAGACTTCGCGTTTGGCGGCATCGACCTTGAGGATGGGAATGAAAATGTTCATTGAGGTTTCACCTCGTCCTTCCATTTTTTCCAGAACTCCACGATCGCAGGAACGCCCTCGGGCCGCGCGAATCCCGGATGCGGCCAGAACTCGACTTCGGCGCCGACGACCAGGATGCGGAAATCATTGGCGAACAGCTCTTCGACGCAGGCATGCCAGGTCCCGCCGCCATAGTGCCTTGCGGTTTGGAAACAGCGCAGCCGCTGATATTCGCCGTACAGCGATTCAGGCGCGTAGAGCTTGTTATCATCTTCGCCGCGCTTCCCGCTGATGAAACGCCGAACTGCATGCCCATACTCATGCGCGACCAGATAGCGCGTCGTTGCAGGGTGCGGCGGGATCCGCTTTCCGGAAAGAACGATCGTCGCGCTCCACTTTGCGCGTTCGTCCTTATCGCCGTAGAAGTGGCCGATCGAGCACCAGCCGTTTGTCCGGCCTGCAAATTCGCGATCGAGAACGCACACTGTCACTTCTTCGGGCATCGGAAACGCGTTCGCTGTTCTGGTCAGCTCGACCTCGACCATGGCAAGGTCGTGCGCGTAAGCCGGGAACGGATCGACAATGACATGGCGCGTATACTCGCCGTCCGGGACTCGATAGGTGCACTGGCTGTTTTCAAAGTCCCAGCGAAGATCTTCGCCAGATTTGAAACTTATGACCTTTGTCGCCATTACTCTCCGAACTGGTCGGTCAGACCAAGCACCGCAGCCGAAAATGAGCCGGCGTCGTTGAGCATTTGATTGAAGATGGCATCGTCGATCGCCTGCACGACCGATTTGATGTCCGTCGATTGGGCGGAACAAACGATCTGCGAGGTCGAAAGCAGGTTAAGATTCCCGTCAAGCACGACGATAGTGAGCTGGTTGTCGCCGGATGGCAGTTGCTGAACTGCAGTAACTTTTCCGTGATACGGCAGCGTTCCGAGTGCCATGCATCCCCCTTACGAAATCGTGACGAGAACGATTTGTTCCCAGCAAACCCAAACTGAACCGGCGGTGACGCCGGTGACGTCGGCGCTTCCTGCCGTGTATTCGCCGCCAGACCAAAAGCCGCCGTCACCTTTGTAGCGATTGATGACCTGGGCAGGCGTGACAGGAGCGTTCGCTGGTAGCAAGACCGTGTGCGTCGAGGCGTCGCTCGATTTGAATGTCAGAGTGCAAGCTCGTTGAGTCGGCATCACGCACCTTCGCTTTCGTAAACTAGATTCATTCCGCAAACACAGTTCGGATGGAACGGCGGTCCTGGCTGACCGCTCGGAAAATTATCCGCAAGCTTGATTTCACCAGCTTCGGCATTGTCGTCGCACTCGTCGTCGCGATCGTGCTCCGAGCCAAGCAGCGAATATTTGCCAGTCACCACGCCGCTCCGCATTGCCGCGGCAAGGGCGCCCTGGACGTGCGCGTTTGCCATTTCCGTCCGTGCGATCATTTCCGCGCGTGCTTCGCCAAACTGGACCGAGTCGCGGATCGCGGTCTCGAGCTCTGCGGGCATCATGCCGGCGTCGAACGCATCGGCAATAAGCTGGCGCAATTCATCACGCGTTGTGTCGGTGATGGCCCAAAGCGCGTCCGGGTTAGTGACGAGCTCGCCGTTCACGAATTTCATGCCAACCATTTCGGCAGCCCGGGCTGTCGCAAAATCGAGCGCATCCTGATTCACGAGACCGAACACGGCATCGTCCGTGACGCCGATCTCGAGCAGCGTCTCGCGCGCAGCTTCTCGCGCAGTATCCACCAACGAATCGCTCGCGCTGCTAACCAGAGAAGACCAATCAAGCTCGACGTCGTGTAGAACGCGATCGACTTCGTCGTCATCGGCTTTGGTCGTATGGCCATAGGCTTCAGCAGCCTGTTCAGCGATCTTCTTCCCCTGACTCTTCAAGAATCTCGCTATCGTCTTCGTCAAACCCTTCGTCCTCTTCTTCGTCTTCTCCGGAAGGTTCGCCACGGAGACGGTCAAGACTTTTTTTTTGACTTCGTCCGCTTTCTTCGCGAGAGCTGACGCTTCGATGAAGATGCGGATTTCCTCGACCTTTTCGCACAGGTCGCAGCCGTTTTCGTGCTCTAGGTGGTTATGGCAATGGCCAAACTTTTCGAGCTTCTCGGCTGCGTCGCCCGCAGGCGGCTTCTTTTTGCCAGGGGTCTTTCCGTCGCCGCCGGCGTTTCCGTTTCCGCCCGTCTGGCCAGGCTGCGGCAAAGGCGCGGCGGCGATCTTGGCGGATTGCTTGATCGCATCTTTGACCAGGATTAACCCGCTCATCGTGAACACCGCGGGCCCAGCGCCGATAGGATCCAAGCCATCGCGCACGCGGAGCTCGTCGATCGAGCGCACGCCGCTGCGAACCTGCAGGTCATCGATCTGCGCCTGCTTCAGCTGGTCCGGCTCGTCGTCCTCGTCCGCAACCATCTCAATATCCGGAAAATTCATGAACGACGGATGCTGGATGATGAAATTGATGCGGTGTTTTACGTAGTTCTTGAGCGGTTCGAGGCCTTCCTGGAGCGCTGTCTGCTGAGCAGTTTGAGCTGTAGCGCGATTCTGCTGGCGAACGAACGCTGTCGGCGGAAGAGAAAAAGCGAAGCAAACAACCCGGGCTAGAAACTCGTCCATGTCATCTTTGAGCTGGACGTCTTTCGGGAAGATCAAATTGGCTTTGTTGCCGCCTTTGTCACCACCGCCAGGCAGGAAGTTCACTTGCCGGCGTTTTGCCAGGTTTCCAGCGAGCGCAGCGTCGAACCAGGCCTGGAACTGTTTGATCTGGTCGGCGCCCCAACTGTCCGGAACCATGCACAACGCGTCCGGAATCGTACCGTCGGTGTAGAAGTTGATTTGGTGCAGCGCGCGGCGGATCCCCAGATTCACGATGACGATGATTTGCTCGACAGGCGAAAAGCCATACAGTTTGTGGACTCGCGGGTTGCGTGGCCAGTAGAGCAGCTGCTCGGTCGTGAGTTCGGCCAGGACCATGCCTTTGATGATTTGCTGGTAGGCCGTTTCGGGAGCCATTGGAATCGTGCCGTCAGGCGCGAGAACTGGCTTGATCGTCTCGCCGGCGATCTGCGTCAAGGCGTAGAGGCCGCCGGCGCGGTTGCGATCGACACGAAACGCCGGCGCGTCAGTGACCAGCATGTCCTCGACCCACATTCCTAGCCAGGTTTCCCAATCGTGCTGGCGATCAGGGAACATGAAAAACTCTTCGACTTGCTTGACGCGCGGGTCGTTCTCGCTGCGCTCTTTGACCTGGCTAGGTGCTTCCCCTGGTCCGCTTTTCAAACCGAAACGCCAGTTCACTTTCTTGATCTGGTCTTTGCGCGTCTCGATGACAGTTCGCAGCAAGTAGTACGCATCGCCGAGTTGGCGCAGCTGCTGGAACGTGACGTTATTGTCGCCGCGCGGAATGTAGCTAAGGTTGATGCCGGCTTGGAAATCGAACCGGCGAGGATCGATGCCGGCTGGGGCCTGGCGCGGCAGCGGAAGCAACGGACCAAACCAACCTTCATAGCGCTGATAGAGCGACGGCGAGACGATATTTGCGATCGAGCCAACTGCCGCCTTAACGCGGCTGTATTTGACGAGTTCGTCGCTCAGCTTGCGCTACCTGGTTGCGGTTGAGAATTATTGCCAAACATGTTTCGCACAGCGTTCACGGCATAGTGCACCGTCGCGAACGCACCGAGGCCTGCCATTGTTGCGGCGTCCGGCAGCGCCTTGTTGTGAAACGTGATGAACAGAAACGCGACGACGCCAGCGAGAGAATGGACCGCAGTCAGCACGCGACTCGAACTCGGCGATCCATTGTCAGTGAAGACGCCTCTCCAGAAATTCACTGGCGCTTTCCTCTCGAACCATCCACAGCGCTTGGGAACCGAATCCCGCTGGCCGCCAGAGGCTCGTCTTTTCGGAACTGCTCGAGCGTGCGAAGCTCGTCGTGCCCATGCGGCGGACATTCGCGCAGCATGCCCTGTAGCTGCTCGTCTGACTTCTTTTTGTCTGAGCGGTTTTGCAAATGAAGGCCCAAGAGCAGCACAAGCAATGGGCTCATCGCTCCGAACGAACCAACGAACACGTCCCACCTGGTGAGGTGCTCCATTACGGGCATACCTTCCATTCCAGAGCGCCTGCGCCAAATCGCTCCGCGATAGCGGCTTTCACTTCTTCCGAAACTTGGCTCTCGTACAAGACTCTAAATTCGATGACGTCGATCGCACCTTTCGTCTCGTGCACGTACATGATGCCGATTCCTTTCCATTTTCGCGGAGCGTCTTCCGACTTCCGTTGGGCCGACAACCCGCCAGGCATAGGAATGTATTCAGCTGCGAGCACAGCAGAGGAATTCATTGGGCTTCAGCTCTCCGTCCGTACCTTCTGATCAAGTCAGCTCGGCTATGGAGGCCAGCCTTTTTCAGTAGGCTCGAGACGTGAAACTTGATGGCTCGTTCCGAAATGTTCAGGCTGTCAGCAATCTCTTTATTCACTTTGCTTTTGCATACCTGTTCGAGCACAAGCGTTTCTCTGGGCGTCAAACGAAGACCCGCCAGCTGCGGTTCGTCCACAACGATCGCGCCTTCCACGAATGCAATCTGAATCGGCACCCTGATGACCAGCTCGTATTTCCCTTTTTCGCATTCGACGGTTGCGCTTTTGCTCATCTACATGGACTTAGATTCTGCGAGCCCGCACTTCTGCCGGCAGTTCCCAATGCGCCACGCCGCCGCCAGGCGTGGTCAGATCGACGATGATGGTGTAACCCTGCCCTATCGTCGGAGGATCGAAGACGCTGGTAATCAGAAACCGATAATCGCCGTTCGAGCCTGGCACGTAAACTGCAGCGACCGAGGTTGCGCTCCCGGGCCCAATCACTAGCGCGTTGCTGTTTGGATCGAGCACTTTGGCCGTTCCGGTCGCATTGTTAACGTAGGTTGGAAAAGGATTCAAAGTGATGCCATCGCCAAGAAACTTCGTCGTTCCATCGATCAGCCCATCGAGCTCGACATACTGATCATTGAGCTGGGTGAGAAGGAAAGTCATTTCAGTTCGTCACAATCCTGAACCTGCCGCTCACGCTCCAAGCCTCATAGGTCGAGCGTTTTTGAGCGATCAGCGCGAATGGTCCAGGGGTAATGATCACGAGCACAGGACTGCTGAACGTGCTGCCAGGTGTCGCGAGTTGCGGCACGGCTTTCTGCCCGTTCGTGCTCTGCCATCCTGCAATCGTCGGTGGCGCGACGAAGAATGGCAAAACCTTGTCGGGCCCAGCGAATGGCGGCGTTTGCGTGAAAGTGAATTTGACGGCTTCCGCTCCGTCGGTATCTTGCCAACCAGGCAAGAAAACGATCGCCGGCGCTATGAGGTTAGCTTTGTCGGGACCTGTAACATTGCCGCGATCGTAGTCGAGCGGCTGCGCTTGCGGACCGAGAGTCGGCGTCCATGCAGAAACGAAGGTGACCGCCGCGACGACCAGGCCGAATTTGTCCGGAGCTGAGAACGTCGAACCCGGCGCGAATGTCGGGGCGTTAGCGCTGCGAGGAATCGCGGTTAGATCGCTAAGGAAAATGGGCAAGGTCGCGAGTGTCGGCTGCGTCTGTCTCGCGATTTCGATTTGCCAGAACTTTTGCGGCTGCGCGTTCTGTCCGAGCGTCGACGTCCAGCTCGCCAGCGTTGGAATAGCCGGCTGGAACGGCAACACTTTGTCGGCATCGGTGAAGCTTGGATCTGCAAATTGCTGAGGCTGCGCTAGGACTCCAAGGGTCGCAAGCCAGCCAGCGATCGTCGGAGTCGCGGGCGCGGTGAGTCCGAATTTATCGGGCGCTGAGAACGTGACACCAGCGAATTTCTGCGGTTGCGCGTTCAGCCCTTCGATAGCCGAAACGAAAGCCATCGCCGCGGTTGCAGTAGCGGAAGGCCCGGTCGACGTGTCGCCCATTGCGTACCAGTCGAATTTCGGTACGTAGGGATCCTGGCTCCGCCAGGCGAACGAAAGAGTGACAGCCGAAGTCGGCGTTTTGTCTGGCGAGGTGATAGAAGGATCTGCGAATTGCTGAGGCTGCGCCAGGACTCCGAGCGTGGCAAGCCAACTGTCGACCGTCGGCGTGGCCGGCGCTTGGGTTTGCGGATTAACCGGCTTCGGTGTGGACGCTGAGAAGTGACGAGGTACAGAGCTGCCGCCGCCTTGCTGACCGGTCGAAGGTCCATTCAGGAAAGTTGTGGGCGCGATGTAGATCCCGAATTTGTCTGGAGCGATAAGTGAGGGCGCCGCGAAATCTAGAGGTTGCGCGTTCGGAGCGCTGTTCGGCGTCCAAGCGGCCGCCCAGGAGACCGCGGCGGTGATGAGGCCAAACTTCGCGGGCGCGGTGAAATCGTCGCCACGTTTGAATGTCGGAGGCTGCGAAGAAAGAGCCGCCGGCGAAAAACCTGTAGCCGTGCCAGACGGTAGGGTCGCCAGCGTTGGCCTTACTTGCCCAACGAAAACGTCAGACTGCGTGTAGTGCGGCGGAAGTGCTTTCCACGTAGTCTTCGCAACATCACGCTCGCTGATCGGAACCGGCGCAGTCTGTGGCAGCGTCGGTTTTACGAACGGAACGAAATGCTTTGGAGTCGTGTTTACCATGCGACTGAAACAGGTTGCGGAATCGCCATGCCGCCTGCACCAGGACAGAAGTCAACCGCAACGGACGGCGCCCCGCTCGACAATTTGAAAGCCATGACCATGCCGCTCCAGCCCGGACCGCCTGACTGCGTGTAATCGACGGGGTTTGCTCCAGAGACACTGCTTAGATCGTACTCGGCGCCATTGTTCAGCTGCAGGCCGCCAGTCGCTCCAGTCCAGTTTCCAAGCGTCGCTCCTGCTGCCGGCGCTGTAAGGCTGCCGCCAGCCGTCATGCCCGAATAAAGCAACTCGCCGGTCCCCGCTGGAGTCAGGCTCGGCGTGTTAACCGGCGTCGTGCCGACGGCCGTTTCGCCTCCGAGGTCGGCATCAAAAACCGCGGATCCGCCAGAGACGGTGAAATCGTCGATCCAAATTCCGCCACCCGTCCCTGTCCAACTTACTGTGATCGAGTTGGTGGCATTGGACGGGGCGACCAAATAGAACAACCACACTTGGCCAGAACCGCTCAAAAACGTCGACGGAGAATTCGGTGACTGCGTATAGGAGTTGTTATTGCTGTCTTTGACGGTGATCGCGCTTATTGCCGCGCTAGTTCCCGACATCACGGCCACGCACACAACGTCGCCCGTTGCTGGATTGGAACCGAGAGTAAGCGTGACCGGCGAGGTCGTTGTCGTGCTGTTCGTTCCCTGTGAGTGCGTGAAAGACACCTAACACCCCGCCAGTTGCTTCGTTTCAGAAGTCGTTGCGTGAATCGTCTTTCCGCTTTGGTTGTAGGTCGTGCAGCCAGAGGCGCTGATTTGCAAAGCGAAAGGATTGAAGCCTGGCGTCGTGTACGATCCACTGGCCGCCTTATATTGCGTGTCGTTCACGACGCAGGAGTAGATCCCGCTGGAGTTCGTCGTCCCGCTGCATTCAACGGTCGAGTTGGTGTCCGTCATCGTGACGGTCGCGCCATTGATAGGAGCCGAATTCGAGGACTGCTGAACTGTGACGGTGTAAGTCCACTGAACGTAGTAGCTAAAGGTCAGAGAGGAATTGTTCGAGGCCCAGGACGAGAGGTTGTTGCTTGCGGCGGTCGCGCCGCCGGTGAAAGTTGGATCGATGAAATAGAAGGGGCCCGAAGATCCGCCGCTTCCGCCGCCATTGTTTTCGTCTACGAGGTGCCAACCGGCGATCGCCGTGGACGGTTTGTCGAACGTGCACTGCGAGCATTTCCAGGGAGCATTCCCGTCGTACCAAATGTAGACGTCTGCGCTGTCGCCTGAAAGAAAGTCCTGCTGGCTGTCGAAAGCCTCCACGCCGGCTCCATTGCCTGGGGCGTATTGGTTTCCGTCGAAGCGCATCGCGGCGCAGTTCACATTGTTGGTTTGCGTCCATCCCGTAGTGCCGCGGCACAGCCAGGAGTTGTTCTGGCTGAGGTTGACACCGGTGCTGTTTGTAGCGCTGGAGTCCGAGAAGGCATAGCCGCCGCAAGGGCCAGCTAAGGCAAGAACCTGGTTATTCTGGATCGAGTTTCCGGAGAGATCGAAGCCACCTCCAGCCGTGTTGATCTGGATCCCGTAGGTGGAACCGTATTCAAACGAAGCGCAAGCATACTCTGCGTCGTTGTTGCTGATGAAAGCGATGATGCTGTTGTCCGAGAGAACCGAGCCAGTGACAGCAGAATTGTTGACCGAAGAAAGCTGGATGCCTCGACCGCTCGTGATCGATCCGCTGGTCCCATTACCGATGATGAGATTGTTTTGGATGGTCGCAGTTGTCGCCCAGTCCTGGCAGGCGAAGCCGTTCGCCACGGAACCGTTAGACAGCAAGTTTCCTAAATTTATGAGGTTGTTGCTGCAATTGCTTGTTTTTGCTGTGGACTGCCATGTCCCCTGAGCGCCGCCCGTCACCGTGTTGTTGTAAAACGAGTCGCCCGCTCCGGTGCGATTGTAGCTCTGGTCTACGATGACGCTATAGAACTGGTCTTCGGCGCGGCAGCCGACCGAAGCGCAGTTGCCGGGGTCGTTGTCTGTGATGATGTTGTCGTGAATGATCGATGCCGAACTCGAGCTACTTCCGCCGTTCTCGCCCAAATAGATCTTGCCTTGTTTGTCATTCTGCGAAAGCGTCACATTGAAAATCGACGCGGACAAGGCCCCGTTGTTTATGTTTGTGGCTCCGACGTCCGACGAACCGTACTGACTCGACGCTAACCCGGTGCACAGATTTGTTCCACTTTCCGTGATCGTGCCATTGTGCACCGTCACGAGCCCGTTTCCATTTGGAAGCGTCACACCCTGAACCATGCTGGCCGATGGCGTAGTGCAGTAAGTGATTGTGTGGCCGTTCAGATTGAGATCCGCGCCCGAAGCCGCCGTGATGCAGGAGCTCGGCGCCGATATGTTCGTGGTGAGTTGATAGTTGGTGCTGGACGACAGCGAGCCACAAGCAGAAAGCGTCGTGACCGTGGCGCTCGTCCCGGTCAGGCTCATGGTCTGTGTGGAAGTCGTTCCGTTGTCGGTGACAGTCAGCGTGGCTGTTTCGTTCGTCCCGGACGACGCGGTAGGCGTAAACGTGATGGTGCCCGAACAAGAGCCTCCGGTGGAGATCGCCAAGTTAGCGGTGCAGCCACCAAGAGAAAAAGAAAAGTCTGAAGCGTTCGTTCCTGAGATCGCAAACGGTGTCGCTCCAAGCGTCAAAGTACCCGATCCAGAGCAGGCCGCAATTTCCGCGATGCCGTTCAGTAGAACCGGGGCGCAGTTGTTCACCGAAATCGGGATCGCCATCGACGCGGTTGACGTGCCCTGCTTCCCGAATGCGAGCACCGGAGGCTGAACGCAGTTGGCGCTGTTTCCAGTCTGTCCGTTGTTCGGACACAGGATAGCCGTTGCCGATCCGCCACTGGCGTTCACAGTGATGCTAAGGTTTTTTGTGTTCGAGCCCTGGCCGCCAGCGATCGCGAGGAGAAAGTTCAGGACAAATACGAGAACGCTATTCACAGCGAGACTCCCACGTTTACCGATGCCGAGCCGCCGAGCTGGTCGACGACCTGGACGGTGAAGTTGTACGTGCCCGCAGTCGTCGGTGTGCCAGTGATGTTTCCGTTTACGTCCATGCTCAGGCCAGGCGGAAGTGCGCCCGAAGTGATCGACCACATGTATGGCCCGTTACCGCCACCGGCCGTCAGCGTTGCGCTATACGCGGTTCCAACCGTCGCAGCCGGCAAACTGTTAGTCGCAATGAAAACGGGATAATTCGAGATGATCGCGACAGGCGACATGCCGGCGTTCGGCAGCTGGTGTCGCTGGCATCCGAAGCCCACTAGATCACGAGCCTCGGTTTGAACTTGCTGCGCGCCTCTTCGAGGACTTGCCAGTACGTCCAGGTTTGGTTTTGCACGGCGATCGCGGTCATGTAGCCGATCAGCTGCAGGTAGTTCGTGGGGCTCGCATTGCACATCTGACGAAACCACTCGAAATCTTCATAGCGATCGGGACCAAGACGAGCCCTTACTGGATTTGTGGCCAGTTCAGGCACTCTTCAGCCGTTTCGCGATCTCTGCGAGGAGGATCACGACGTCGCAGCGCCACACTGTCTCGACGTGATCCGGTGAGACCGCTTTCACGTCTCGGTATTTTTCCTGGAGTTCCATGAGCTCGGCGTTCGTCACGACAGTCCCGCGGACTTCAGAAAGCGATCGTGGTTCTCGATCTCGGTGAGCAACTGTTCGACTGTCACGCAGTTCCCTTTTGCATGGCACTGCGGACAGACAAGCGTCCAGCAGCGATGACAAACCGCCGGCGCTTGGTACGTGCTGAGGATGATTTTTCCCTCGAGCCCTTCGGGTTGCGAAACGCCGATGCCTCCACAGTGTCCGCACGTGAAGGTTTTGAGAGCGGTGAAACCACCGAAGGGCGTCGCGATTTCCACGACGCCCTCGGTCTTTGTCGAATAGCGATCCAACGCGGTTTTTATTCTTCGTGGAAGACGTGAACGGATGCCACACCGGTATATGCCGGCGCAACAGACGACAACATGGCGATCCCGATTCCAGAGGCCGCGGTTGCAGGAGCAAGCAGCTGCGCGCCTTCTGTCCAGGCGTTCCAGGTGTAAGTCGCGCGCTGGTTGATGCCGATGTCGAACAGCGAGCTGTTCGCGGTATAGGTCGGCTCGACCGAGTGGTTTACGCCGGCAACGGCAACTGCGGCCGCAGGATCGGTCGCATCGATGTTGCGCGGGGTTGCCGCGGTCGACGTGCCTGCAGCGGTGAAGCGCTGCAGGATCCATTCGAGAACGCCATCCCCCGCGGCGCCGAGCGTCGAAAGAATAAAGCTGTAGAATTTCGGCCTCGTAGCCGCTGTTCCCGCAATGACGATCGCGCTCTTGAAAGACGAGCTGACCGTGCCCTGCGTTCCGGGTGTTGCGAATCTCCTTGCCATAAGTTCTATTTCTCCTTAGTGAATTTTTGTTTCAGGGAAGTTCTGCACCGGATTGCGCCGGATTCGGTTGGGGAAGATCGAGCGGATGCTTTTCCGCTTCCTTGCCACCCCCACCGTGCACGACGATGTACCCACGGTCTTGGTAGTGGCGAAGATTGTCGCCAATGGAAGCACCGTCCATTTTGTTGAAGTGCGCATTGCGGCGCAGGTTCTCGCCAGCGATGGATTCGATGATTGCGTTCTGTTCGTCCTCGGACAATTTCAGCCACTTGCCTTCATGGCCTCGATCGATGATCTGTTTAGCGGTGAGGATTAACGCCATTTGTTCTCCAGCCTCTAGACATCGAGCATTTTTTCGATGTCTTCGAGTTTTCCTTTGACGATCACGTCCATCCCGTCGCCCATTTTCAGCAGCACGGTTTGCGTTGTATCGGACTGAGCCCACTGCACCCAGTCGGGATTGATGCTGACTTCGGTTTCTTTTTTGTCAGGAAGAACGCGCGTGAATCGAACGAGAGCCATCGCTACCAGGAAGGCTGATTCGCGACGCAAGTAAACTTCGTGCCGTAAAGAAAATGCTCCTCGGCCGGACAGCCGATGCGCGACTGCCTGAACGCGACGCTCGCGTTATAGCCAGCAAAGCCGAGCGCGGGAATCGCCCACTCTTTGAAGCCTTGATGGCGCCCCCACAGTCCGACCCCGACAATGCCGGCGGATCCGCCAAATCGAAGGATCTCGCGAGCTCGGAACTCGCCATAGCCGCCATCGCATGGCGCGATGCCGTTCACAAGGCGGCAATCGTGCGCGTTGTGTGTCGCTGCGATCGAAGATCCCAACGAAATGCCGATGACGGTCCAGACTTTCCAGTCGCGATACCATGGCTGGCCATTCGCGGCGCTGGCCCACAAGCAGATCGCTGTGACGAAAAATAATTTGCGAATCACGCTGCAGCTCCTTGCACTTTCGGTTCTGCGATTTCCTGGTAGAAGCTCGCAATTCCTGACGGGAACGATCGCAGCCGCTTCAACGCCTGGCTTACCGCATCGCCGCGGTCGTTTGGCTTTCCAGGAAAGCGGATGATTTCAGCGACGTGCTCTTCGACCCAGCCGTAGCCAGGCATTGTCGGATCGGGAACCTCGACGTTCCCGGCTTCGTAGTCCGGACTCACTGCATACATGCGCGCGGCTTTGTCGCCGTCCGGCTCGACTGCAATCAATCCGTCAACTTCGAGCTTCAGCGCCGAGATCACCGCCGGCCCATTCGCTTTGTTCTCGACAAGCTTTGCGTGAGCTTGTGGCCAGTTGCCGCTCATCTGCCTGACTTCGCGAACGGTTTCGACGAAGTCCATGCGTTTGTGCACTTCGGCCAGCAAAAGCTTGCGTGCGCCGAGCCGGCCCCAGACCTGGCCAACGACAAAGCTAGAAGTTTTTGTGTCAGCGAACGACATATCCCACGACTGAATCACCTGGTCGAAGCTCTGCGGCATCACGCGCCAGTACTTGATCCAGTTTTCCTTGATGATGTTTCCGCCCTTCGGTGATGGGCGTTGCTGGTACTGGCCTTCGTACGATCGCGTGCCCATGTCCGTCTTCAGACTCGCGACGACTGACTCCGGAAATCTGTCCTGCCAAAGCAAGTCGCCAGGCTGCCGCACGACGACGCGTCCGCTGATCGGGAAAGTCCAGCGCTCTTCCTCTTCGGCAACCATGGGAATCTTGATGTGCGTCCACTCGCCGGGATTCTTTGCCAGCACGTGGCCGGTCAAGTCCTGGTAGTCGAGGCGCTGCATCACAATCACGAACACGCCTGTCGCCTGGTCGGAAAGGCGTGTGCGGAGTGTGTCGTCGAAAAAATTGTTCGACGCTGCAAGCTCCACTTCGGAAGCTGCGAGTTTGGGATTGAGCGGATCGTCGATGATTACGTCGTGCGCGCCCTTCCCGGTCGCTGTTCCTCCAGTCGACGTCGCTGTCATACGGCCACCGACTTCGTTCTCGATCTGCGCTTGCGTGTCCTGGCTCAGTGAGACCTTCGCCGGAAACATCTGCTGGAACCATTCGGACCGCACGAGCTTCGACCGTTCCACGTTGAACCCTTCGGAAAGATCGCCAGAATACGAGCTCGACAGAAAGCGCCGCGTCGGAATCTGACTCCAAGACCAGGTGGGATAGAACACGTTCACGAAGCGCGATTTCATTGTTTGCGGCGGAACGTTGATGATGAGCCGACGAATCACGCGCTGCTGCACTAGCGTCAAGTATTCGGCGATGAGGTCGAGGTGCCAGTTCCATTTCAGCTCTGTGCCAGGCTCGAGAACAGGCCATGCGCCACGCGCAAAAGAAGCAAGGTCACGAAGCTCCGCTTGGCTCTTTAGCAAGCTCTCCATTTCCAGGAGCCGATGAATTTCCGTCTGCTGTTCTGGAGGCAGGTTCGCGATAGCCGCCAGCGGCGAGGAGCTCGGCGATTCGCTTTTGGACTTCTGGGAGAGTGATTGGGATAGATCCGCCGTCTGGTCCGCTGTGCTCAATGGCTTGGCGAGGTTTTCCGTCGGTGCGATCGGCAATAGCAACGAAGGCGTTGATGTCGCCGTGGAGAGCGGAATGCGCGATTTGCTCGCAGATCGCTTCTTCGATCGTTTTGCCGTCTCTCGTGCGATCGAGGATTTCGTTGAGCCTGTCTTGGATGCGCCTCTTTCGCGAGTACCCTTGCGAGTTGCCGCTTTGGCCCGGCTTCCACGGCTTGAGGTTTTCGATGCGCCCACGCTGTTTTTTCTTTTCAGCCACTGCAATTCTTGCGCCGCTCGATGCAGCCTTCGATGCCAAGGAAATGCTTCAGCCAGCGCCAGCCACGCAATATTCGTCGTTCTTTCAATGGATCGGAGCCCACCATGCACGTCGCTGGCATCCGCGCTGAAAAGCGCTTGCTCGCCTAGCGCGTCGCTGCCTAAATCCGGGAGACGCCGCGCCGTCTACATGGCTTGCCCTTCGCGGCGTCTCTGTGTCGTCTGCTTTTTCAGTTGGTATTTCGCGAGAGAGCAATTCTTTTTTGATGTCCACCAAAGCCGAGATAGCCTTTGGCGATAAGTTCACGCCGATGCAGCTCGCGCCTTTTCTGCGCGCCAGGCATTTCTGATAGCAACGACTGACATGTCTTCGGGAATCAAATCAGCGAAGTCGTCGCCATCCCACGCGCCATGCCGAAGCTGCGGCAAAAGTTCGCCGCCGCGAAACACAACGACATTGCCTTCTAGAAAATTCTCTCGGCAAACACCGCAGAAGCTTTCGCTAACAGCAGTGCGTCCGCAGCCTGGAGTGGCGCAGTCGCGCTTGCTGATTCGCGTCGCATCTGGATGTGGGCGAGCATGACTTGTGCCCATGGTTCCTTCTGTTGAACAGCAACAGCGAGCGGCTCTCCGAGTTTGCAAGAGAGTCCGCGAATGCCAATCGATCGGATTTGACGGACAACTCCGCGATCGCGGCGGTGCAGCGGCTTGTGCAGCCATTCGATGAGATTAAGTTTTTCTGCTTCGTAAACTTCAGAGTTGCTGAGGCGTGCGTAAAGTTTCGAGGAAGTTTGGAGTGATGGCAGGTCTGCGGCTGTGAAGCTGTGCGGGACGAGAATGTTTTTCTTCGCTGCCAAAATTTAGAGACGCGGGGTCGAGTTATGAATCACACCCGGTCTAGTTGACGGCTGCCAGGAGGAGCCAAATGTTTGGCGGTGCCAACCGGCCCAGCCCTCAGCTCCTCACGGAGCCCACGGCTGGCACTCGCCTTGTGCAGGCTAGTTCTAAGGTGTTCCCTGTATAGAATTCAAGAAAAATCAACTCATACCCCTACCGGTAGGGTCTCGGAGCCTTTTTGGAGGTTTGCACGCTGGATTAATTTGCGAGCAAGGGTGACGGGCATCTCGACCGAAGAGAATCGAAAACCGCAGGTTTTACACTTCCTTCGCCGCTTGACGATGCCTTCTGTTTTCAACAATCCGACTTCGAGAACTTCTGTTGCCGCACCGCAAGTGGGGCAAGGAAGTTTCATGGGCTGGTCTCTTTTCTGCGCCTGAAGCAATCAGTACGTTGCGTTCCTTCGTCACTTTTTCCTCAAACTGCTCCAAACAAACCCCACCAGCAAGATAAGCAAAATGATCAGTCCGTAGTTGGATTTTAACCACACCGACAAACTTCTCACTTTCACCAATCCCCCTTCCCGACGTCACCCTCTGCAACATCGGACCGGGTGATTTTAGTTTCCCAATCTGTCCAGATCGCCAACCTCTTCGGCCTTAAATGTAATAGCGGGTCTCGCAATCAGGAATTACAAAATGCTCCTCATATGCCTTCCCGCAATTTGCGCAGATCATTTCTCTGTCCTCCTTTTCGGATTTTGCTATGCCGTTGCGTTCCTTCGTCCGCAGTTTGGGCAAAACGCTGGAGGCCTCGATGAGTCCGATGTTGCCAAAAACAGAAACACTGTTTCGCACTGCTCGCAGACATACTCGCGGACGCGCTCTGTGCAGTAGAAGAGTGGCTCGATTTTCGTCTCTTCGGCTAGGCGTTTTGATGGACTCATGGATAAATCTTTTTGTAGATGAAGCCGGCAAAGCTCACGAAGATGCCGACATAGGCCAGCGGCTTTCCAAACCAGTGGGTGAGTGCCAGCAATCCACCGATCGCAAGCGCCAGGCCAACAAACTGCAGCCAAGGAGCCAGTTTGACATAGTTCGAGATGTTGAATGGCATTTGTGGTGGTCCTTCCTCTCTGAGAAACAGGATGTCGCCCGCCAGGTGAACAGCGAACGATAGAACGAAAATCAAATGCGGCGCGTGCACGGCGAGCGCAACTATCGCCGCGACGAACCCGGAAATCTGTAAAGCCAGGATCACTTTGCCGGCGCTCACGATGCCGCCTTTCCTGCAACTTCCACTGCACCTTCCACTGCTTCCACAGGTGCCGCGAACGCAAAATCCAGCGGCCGCTGCAAATCTTTTTCTTCCGGTACTTGCGCTCGCGGCTGATCGTGAATCGCGCCGACGAACACTTCGAGCCGTTCAGGCTGCGCGAAACATTTTTGCATTCGACAAACCGCAACCTGCGAGTCGTCCTCGAAGACCGTTCCGGTCAAAGCGTCGAGTACGCTGCGAATGAGCTTGTCGATATCGGGTTTTGTGGTTTTAAGTCTGCTGGCGCTTTTCGGAAGACTCTTCGGCGGATCGAAGTAAAACATCAGCCAGATCGAGACTGGAACGCCGCGCGGGATGATTTCGCCTTTGGCGGCTTCGAGTGCGGTCTGACTGACTTGCTGCCGCCAGGGCTTCAGCGTCGCATTGTCGGACGTGATAGCCGCGCGCGCTTGCATCTGGTTCGTTCGATGATTGTAGGCATTGTACACGAAAGCTTTCGTCGAGCCTTGTGGTTGCGGTTTGCCGTAAACGGTGAATTTAATCATAGCCAGCCCTTCGCTTTCAGGATGCGTTTCTGTTCGTCGATGGAGAGAAGCGACGGCCGCGCGGTCAGCTTTTTCTTCTCTGGCTTTGGTTCTGGCGCGCCAAGAAGTGTTTTCAATTTCTCGGAATACTCGAGAGCTGCATCGCGCTCTTCTTGTGTCACTGGCGGATACTCCAGCAAAGGCACTCCAAGATATTCCTGGCGATGACTCGCCTGTAGCTCCCGGTGCGCTTGCAGGATCGCTGCCGATACTGGCATGAACTCGGAGATCTGCCGCGCGCGCTGGCACGCCGCGTCGAGTTGGTCCGGCGTGAGGCCTGATAGGTCTTCAGCGTAGGCGATCACGGACAGCTCACTTATCGGCTGGCGGTAGTGCTCGCTGAGGATGGCTAGATGCTTTTTCAAGACGGTCCAAAACTCCCGAGATTGCGTGCGCTGTTTTCCGGCTTCTCTTTTCTGCGAAAGATTCATGGCCTTGCTCCCCGTTTCTGACTGGATACAACTTCCACGATGACGTGCGGATCGCCTGCTTCAGAATTTCGCTTGGGTCCTGGCCTGACGACTGGAACTCGAGCAACTCTTGGAAGATCAGGTCTTCGGCGCCTGGCGCGATTGGCCGGCGGATTGTCTCTCTCACTCTTCGGTACTGATGCCAGAGAGCAGGCAGGACCCCGAGCGTGCGCATGACGTTTGGCGGAGAGATAGGGTCTTCAGGTGTTTCATTACTTCTCAGGTTCTTAATACTCTGCTTGAATCGTCCATTTTTGGTCGTGTTAGGGGGGTCATATCGTCCACTTTTGGTCGTCTTTGGGGGGGTGCCATCGTCCATTTTTGGCCTATGGTGTGTTTTGGAGCCATCGTCCATATTTGGACGATGGCCACTTTGTGGCAATGGTCCATTTATGGACGATTCTCCCATCGGCAAAACAAGCTGCTTTGAGCCGAATTTTTTCGCTTTCAGGATCGTGATTCGCATCTGTTTGTAGTTCAGGTAAGCGACGGAAATGTAGCCTGCCGCAGCCAGTATTCGCATCCATCGGCGAACGCGCCGCGGGGAATAGTGAGTCTCAATGCTGACCCTCTGGTAGGTGATTGGCGACCCACCTAAGACCAGGCCGTTCGCTCGAGTTTGCCGTTTCACAAGCCACATATAGAGCCAGACTGCGTCCCCCATCGCCCTGTAATGCTTCTCTTCGGTGATGCCCCCATGCAGGCCTATGTTCAACTTGCGAACTCCCTCAGCTGGGCCCGAATTTTGTCCTTCAAAAACGCGAACCGCTGCGCCATCGTCGAAACAAGTTTTCGCTTGCGCGATTCAACGCTGACTTTGAGGCCAAAACAGAAAAGACACAGCAGGGTCTTCGCCTCGCAGTAGCCGTGACCGCCGCAGCCAGTGCAACGCTGGTTTGGAATCAGTCTGACAATCAAGATCATCGAAGCTGCTCCTTCGCTTGCCACAATGTCGCCAGCTGCGGCCCAAACCGCGCGAAGAAATTCAGCGCTTCATTGAAGTCGCCGAAGTCGCGATGTTTCTTCTCGCCGCTCTGCAGGTAGATCACGCGGTATGGCCGATCGCCCGGCTGAGGCCGTTTGCTGCCATGCTCTGGGTCGATACACGGCCCGAGGCGGCCGCCAAAGACGCGATGCTGAGTGTTTCGCTGGCATCGCCTGCAGTAGGCCGTAACTTCTTCCGTGTTTTTGGTGTAGTGCTCAGACATCTCTGTCCTGTGGCGGAAGCAACGCCTTCCACCGCTTCATTTCGGGCGAATGATCGCGATAGAGTTCCCAACCCGGGCCGTGGAATAGCTTGACCGCGGCGATCGCTTCCTTGAGGGCTTGGCGGAGCTGCTCATTCTGCTGGAGCATCTCCGCATAGGCAGGTTCGTAGCTCATGCGTCGAGGCCTTGGAGCGTCTCGATAGCGACATTGAGCTTGTCGCGCTTGGTGGTTAGCTCGGCGATCGTGTCTGCCAGCGTCGTCGTGCCGGCAGTCTTTCGGTACCCGGCGCCATTGTTTCCTTTCGGCCTCTTTGCCCGATCGGCAATAGCTTCCAGCCGACCGCTAGGCGCCTTTTTCGTGTGGTTGCAGACAGTCGCAACGCTGCAGCCAAACTCATCCGCAAGCTCTGTGGTTGTCGATCCCTCGTTTCGCTTTCTTTGCACTTCGTTCCAGTCGATGTCTTTCTTTCGCGCCATTTTCCGAGTCTCCTTTTTCTCTGTCTCAACTTCTGGCCCTAAAAGATCTTCCGGCTCATCGATCGCCGCCGCGCCGGCGTGCTCGTCGCACATATTCATTCCATTGACCGTCTTCGTCGCCGGCACATGCTTGCCTTGTTGCTGGCAGCCGACGCAGGTCGGCCTGCGAATCAATGGCGTCAGTTGCGGCAACCCCATTCGTTGGCGAAAGTGCGCGTCGCAGACTAAGGTTCTGCCGATAAGCCGATGAGCCGCTGTTTGCCGGCCAAGTGTTTGGCAATCTCGGCAATATTTGCCGTCATGCTCGACCATTGGTTTGTCCCCTATGTATTCCGCGATCACTGCTTTCGCGCATGCCAGGCACATAGCCTCGAACTTTGCCGGCGGCCGCGCCCACTTCCAATTGCTCTCGACGATGTTTTCGCCGCACTTCATGCAACGATAGCGATAGCAGCCGCTCAAGCTCGGTCCTCTTGTTTTCGGCGCGCACTCTTCCTTGCTCGAGATACATCTCGTACCGAGAACGAGCGACGCGAATCTTGACTAAGTGAAATGCCAGACAGCACTCGACACACTCCCAATGGCGAAGCCAGAGACCGCCTGGCTCGCGTTCGACGAGAACGGATTCGCATCGCGTACAGTTCACGCCGCCCTCGGCCGGATGAGATACTGCGCCGGATGCGCCAGCGCTTTTGTGTATTCGGCATAGACTTCCTTTTTGCACGAATCACAAACCACAACTGTTGCGCCGGCGCCGCGATCGCCCTTCTCGAGCGTTGCCTGGCAGATCCCGCAGATGAGCCAGCCTTTCACGTCTACTCGTCGCCTTCAGGCAGTTCTGCCTGCGACTTTGCCAATTTGATCCAGACCGCTTTGCCGAAGTATTTCGAGCAGAAGCGCATAACACTGGCTTCGATTTCGCTAAAGGCGACGAATTTAAAGCGGATAGTTTTGTGCGTTTCGCCTTTGCCGGTTTCTTCGATCACAGAGACCGAGGCTTTGCGAACGTCCGTCCAAGGAATCTCGATCTCAGGTTCCGAGTCTGGAGCGAATCCGACGGCAAGCGACTGCGGCATGATGTCGATGACGTCGACGCGTTTAGACCCGCCGCCTTTTACAAACTCCCACGCTTCGAGCGCACGCCTTGGCAGGATCCCTTGGTGCTCGTCAGTGAGCTGGAATGAGAGCGCGACACCGATGAATCGTTTGTCGTCTTTCCCTTCCTCGAAGTCGGGTTTCAGCATCGTTGCGAGAATCATCCCGTTCTGCACTTGCTTCGGCAGCTCGGCAACGGTGGTTTCGGTGATTCCAGCGAGCTCGGCTTGCTCTTCCTGCTCGGCGATCGTCATCGAGCTTGCTAGCTTGTCGTCCGGATCCGCCGGCGCGAGGCTATGCATTCGCGCGGACGTTGGTTTGCGTTTCGTTGGTTGCTTCTTTTGCGCCTTCTTCAATTGGAGTCTCCTTTTCGTTTTCTGGTTTGAGCTGCAAGGGCGGGACGTTCATGACTGCGATGACATCCAAGGGGATCGTTGAGCCGTTCTTGACGACATCGAAGGTGTCGGAGTGCACGACGAGGAAGTAGCTGTGCAGGTCGCGATCGTAAAAGTGGCGAACGATCTGGCCATCCGGAGGAAAACCGTGCAGGACGCGAATGTGAACTTCGTTGCCAGTCGCGAAGATTTGAAGCAGTGCAAGGTCGGAGATGGCGAATCGTTTCACTTTGCGCGGATCGTTCATGCGATTCCTTCCAACAAATTGAGTTGCTTCGCCGGCGTGCGAACAGGTCGCGAGAGTTGATATTCCCAAAGCCCACGCGCGCGATCGCCGCGTGGCCGCTTTTCCAAAATGTAAGACCCAAACTCTGCCTTGCGCAGATTGCGAAGCTGTGCGCTGATGCTCGATTCGCCGTGGCCCGTCATGCGGTGAATTTCTAGGAGGGTGTGCCAGGTGCCGCAGTCGTTCGCGCTCAACATCAAGTCGCGGATTTCGTCGCGCTGCGGTGTTAAACGTGGACCGTCGATTTCAGGCACGTAGGCTGGTCCGTGCGGTTGATGCATTTGTCTTCCCTCAGAAAACGATGACCCGCAGATGCCAGCGCGAGCGGGTCAGGCGCGCGGTCAAGTGAGCGGGGAAGGGGTGTCAGTCTTCACTCGCTCACCCTTGGCAAACTTGTTAGGAACCCGAAGCCGCTGGTGCGGCAGGAGCTGCAGAAGAAGCAGGCGCGGTGCTCGCCGGTGCCGACGAAGAAGCGGTGCTCGCCGGTGCCGGTGTCGCAGGAGTTGCCGGCGGTTCCGCTGCAGCCAGAGCCGCAACAAGCGTGCTCAAGTGCGTCGTAACCGTCTGAACGGCGACCGCGGCGTTCTCAACGTCTTGCGGATTAATCGTTTCTTGCGCTGAAAGAGTCGCCAGCTGCTGTTGAAGCAGTTGAAGCTCGTTGGCAGCGCCAGTAATCGACTGTCCGATCGCCGTGTCGGCCGCCTGCAATGCCGCTACCGCTGCTTTCAGATCATCAATTTGTGCCAAAAGTTTGTCCTCCTTTCCGGAAATCACTCCGAGTGATTGCCCGATTGAAACTAAAGCCGGTGCAACGCCTGCCAGCGAGCTCGCGAGCATGCCACTGAGCCCGTCGAACGATTGAGCTAGGCGTTGCCTCTGTCCCCATGCCAGCGAGCTTCGCGTCTGCGCCATGCGGGCTTCGTTCCAGGAAATGAACAGATCCGCAGAGACGAGGACGACAAGCACAGCCAGCAGAATCGTGTCGATCATTGAGCCTCCAGAAGTGCAGCCGCCCTCGCGGCATTGAGTTGTGTCTCGTTCATTCGCTTATCTCAGAACCAGCCACAGGCAGAGCGTCAGCAGCACCGCGAAACCTAAACTGATTTTCAGGCCGAGACGCATATGCTTCGTCGGGTCAGCGACAGGAACGACCGGCTGCGCCAATTTCTCGACGGATGAAGCGAGCGCTTTGGCGTGCAGATTCACGATTGGTTGGGCTTGCCAGTCTTCGCCGAAAACCTGTGCGACAGTCGCTTGTTCGCTACGCGCCACTTCGACGATGTGGCCTTCGTGGACGTAGACGTCGTAAGAGGATTCGCTCAATTAGGTCTCCACGAGCGGCCGGTACTGTTTGGCCGTCTCGAAACCAAAAGTCCAGGCAACCGCGTCATCGGCACGATCAATCGTTGGCGGTACACGAAGGAAATAAATCCGACCAGTCGAAGGATCTTTCACGCGAACGGAACGCAGCACCTGGTCCGGATCGCCGGGTAGGTCAATCGAGAACAGATCGCCCATTTCATGTTTGTGGATACAGCTCGCGCCCGCTTCGTTAAGGAAGCGTTCCATACCGACGAGCTCAACCATGACGCGGCGGATTTCGGCGTTTTCTTCGGCAAGGATTTCTTTCGCTGTGATTTTCTCCGGATGCCGAATCAGTTTCGCGGGAACACGTGTGCCGTGAACCGAATAGAGCTCGCTACCGTCGCGCCATCGGCAAAACGGCCCGGTTGTGCAGTGCGGGCGGTTTTGCTCGTCGACCAGGAGAACTTCCGGGCGATCGCTGATGATGCAGAATTCCGCATGCACTGCGCGCGGACCGGAATGAAGCGACAACGTTTCCCAGGACTCATACGCCGCGTAGTTGATGTCGAGTCTGACGACGTGGCGGAAGAAAGATAGGAAGGCATCCCAGCCGGACCACTGATTTCCGCCCTGCCAAAACGCATAGGCGTTGTAAGCACATTGCAGACCAGCTCGGCCGACGCCGAGCTCTTCGGCGAGACGAACGAGATCTCCGTTCAAGACAAACCAGTTGTCTTCGTCGTCCGTGGCGTCGCGCGTGGCGGCGTACGTGGCGTCGCGCGTGGCGGCGTCCGTGGCGTCGCGCGTGGCGTCGCGCGTGGCGTCGCGCGTGGCGGCGTCCGTGGCGGCGTCCGTGGCGGCGTCCGTGGCGTCGCGCGTGGCGGCGTACGTGGCGGCGTCCGTGGCGTCGCGCGTGGCGTCGTACGTGGCGTCGCGCGTGGCGTCGCGCGTGGCGGCGCGCGTGGCGGCGTCCGTGGCGTCGCGCGTGGCGGCGTACGTGGCGGCGTCCGTGGCGTCGCGCGTGGGAGGCTTTTTATTTTTTCTCAAATACAAAATCCAAGCCGCAAACCCTGATGCGAAACGCATCACAAACGGCGAGGGAACGAAAATGATTCGCCGGTCCGGAGGAGGTTCGAGATTCGCCGCTCGGTACAGTCGCTTCACTGCACCGACGCAAATCGTTCGATCCTCCTCCGTCATCGCCGATGTGCTCATGGCGTTCCGGATCCACTTCTCAGCCCAAGGTTTCAGTTGAGCTCGGTGCTCCTCTGTGAGCGAGTATTTCTTTGACATGTTTTCAGCCATTCCTCTTTAACCTCTCCGCTTGCGATCGCCGCCGCGAGATTGGTCCAAAACTTCTCCCAGCAGCGATCGCAAACTTCTTCGCCTTGAACGACCCCGCAAATGAGGCACTCCTGCATCCAGTTCAGTCCTGGACGTTGCGAATTTCTTCCGGCGAATACTCGCGCTGCCGTACGATTTCGTAGTTGCCGGGAGGTAGCAGAAGCGTGTGATGGTCTTCATGCACGATCGAAACCCCGCCCTCGGCCGATACGCTCATAAACAAGCCAGCACCGCAGTCGAGAACTTCAGCTTCAGCGAGCTGAGACTCCGCGACCTTGTGAATGTGGCCGGTCACTTCGCCTTCCAGAATGTGGCCCGACTTGCGCACCTTGCCGCCTTCTGGAACTTTCTTCACTTCTTTGAAAAGAACGTCGCCCTGTCTGTAGATTTTCATCGTTTCCTCTCTTTCGATTTTCACTGCCAAACTGAAACCTGTTATGTTGCCGAGACCTCCGCTGCGATCGGCGCGAGCTTTGTGCACGTCAAATCCGTTCCAACGCGTGGCTTGATGACCTTGAGAAAGTGGCTGCCCAACGACTCGGAAGTTATGAACGCCTCGAGCTGCTCGGAGGTGAAGGGCGCGTACTGATAAACGCTGTCCGGCTGACCTAGTTTTCGCGAAGCAAACGAGATCTCGAGCGTCTTCGTTGCCGCGTCGAACGCATAACCCGTCATCCCGGTCCTGCTCACTACTGCGATTCTTTCCATTGCGCCTCCTAGATCTTTCTCCCCGGCCTCCGCGATGTCCTTGACGGTCTCGCGTATCGGAATCCAGGGATTGCCCGCCGACTCGGGTTATCTCTGCACTTCAGGGGAAGGACAGAGAAACTTGTTTACCGCGATCGAACTGCAACGCCGGTATGCGGATATGCCTCGATACCGGGGATCTTCGTGAATTTCTTCTGCGCGCGAACGTTCGTCCCAACCGCCGATTCGTTGACGCACAGATACCCGAGCAAGCTGTCGTCTTTGGCTGCAGCCTGAACCAACGCTTTCAACGCTTTCTGTTCGTCGCCAACAAAGCGCCATTTCCAGGTCGTCGTCATCGCGACGCCTTCCTGCTTTTGTACTGCCGGCGGAAGAACGACGACCGGCGGCGGAGCTGCGGCCGCGGTTTCGAGGACTAGATCGGCAAGCTCTTTGTCGCCAGAGGCCTCGAGCTCCTGGGCCTCCGCGATCGCGGCCTCTTGTTGCTGTTGGCGCAGCGCGGCGGCTTCGGCGTCTTCTCGTTCCTTCCGCAGACGTTGCTGCTCTGCGTCATAGGTGACGATCTTGCCTTTGACATTCGCCTCGGCCATGACTAGCGGATCGAGAACTTTCTTCTTCTGCGCGACTGCTTCCTTATGCGTCTCATGCGCCTTTTTCACGATCGGGTCGAAGACTTCGTCGATCTGCTTTTTGCGCGTCGCGACAAACGTCAAGAACGCGCACGCCATTTCGTGGTCGTCGGCATTCGCGATCGTGATGGCTTGCGCCTGCGAAACGACTTGCGGCACGAGCTTTGCTACTTCATCGGGCGAAATGATTGCTTGCGTTGCCACGTTGCCTCCCCTTTAGTTGCATCCAGTGGACAAGACCGAGAGCCCACTTGAAAATCTGGTAGTCCTTCGTGTCGCCGAGTTCGATAAGCGAATAGTTGCCATTCGGTTTTAGGTGCACAGCCATACGTCGCAACGCCTGTTTCGTCGTTGGCCTCAGCGCCAGCTCGTAAGCGGCTGTCTGTGGGCCCCACGAGATCTCAACCGCGGCGGTGCATTTGATTTCGAGAAGATGCGGCCGTCCCTGGAACGTCCCGACGCGATCGAGCGTGTAGCCGTATTCCATGCCGTCGACATTCGCGATGCCGCGATACTCGATCAGGTCCGGCTTGAAGTTTGTCTCAGCTCGGAACTTCATCCAGGCAGTGACGTAAGGCGAAGCTTCTTCACCGACGCTATTCAGGTCCAGGTCGCCTTCGTCGTAGTAGTGCGCGGCAGCGTGAGCTGCTGTGCCGATTTCAGCCTTGCGATCGAGGATGCTGTCGGGGATGTGGCTGTAGTCGACGATGCCGACGAGCTCGAGGATTTGTGTCACCGAGGGCACGCGTATTCCGTTCTGGATGTACGCATGCTCCTCGGGGACAAATTGGAAAGTGGCGCTCATGGCTAGAAGGGGATGTCCTCATCTGTCGCCTGGAATGGCAGTGCCTTTTCCTTCGGCGGCATCTGCCCAACCTCGAACGCCGCGCAAATCTCATCGAACTTGTTGACCGGGATTTCCGAGGAGTTCTTTACGCCCCAATACTCGAGCAGGCAGTCCGTCACCTGCTGGTTGTTCCATCCGCCTTTGACAGCTACGTCGTAGAAGCGCCTGCGCTGCTCCCTGGTGATGAGTGCAGCGCCATTGCCGTTCGCGGGCATCACTTCCGGGGTGATAGGGCCTTCTGCCGCCGGCGTCGATGCAGGAGCCGAAGCGCGCGCTGGCTGCGCGATCGCAGGCCGCGCCGGCGCGATATCTTCTGCAGGGAAGAATTCCTGCGCCACATCCGGCGCGCGCTCTTTGTCCGGCTCGTCCTCGACAACAAACTCGACGGTGCGGCCGTTGCCGAGCAGTTTCTTTGTCTGGTCGAAAAGCTTGGCGTACTGCGTCATTTCGCCGACCAGCTTCTGCATGTCCTGCGCGGAGAGTTCGATGTTCAGCGCGTAAATGGTTGTAGATTTCTTCGCGCCGGTGTTGTCTGTGAACGTCGCTTTCTCAGGACGGACAGCCAATTTGCAGCGAATCCCTGCAAGTCTGCCGCCGGTGACAGTGCGGATTTGTTCGAGCGCGGAATGAAGCTGGCGGATGGAACGATAGCTGGTCGTGTGCAGCCGGCAAATGCTGCCGAGGCGCGGGAAGTCGTGCAGGACGAAGTAAAGATCGCCAGAAGGCTTACAGCGACCGGCATCCAGGTCAGGGCAAGTGTCGCCGCACGGCGTCCACTCTTCGCCGTCCGGATTCGTTTCGGTGCGCCGCCAGGCTTTGCGGCCATCGCCAGAGCATTTCTTTTCGGTAGACGACCACCAGGCGTATTCCGTGCGGAAGACGTTCTCGATCTCATCATCGAGCAGAATGATGAAGACTTCGCGAGCCGTTTCGCCGTAATGCTTCATCAGCTCGGCATCGGGCTCCCATTCGAGCTTCACGCCTTTGCGAAGAAAGATGAAGTGGTCGAGCTTGTTAGGACGGGTTTTCCCGTTCGTGGTTTTGACTACTTCGCCGATCGCTACTTTTGTCGTGACCGCCAAACGTTGCAGCGACTCGCCCGATTCGTTGACTGTGAGACCTACGATCGCCATGTGTCACCCCTTCTCTCTCGAAAAAACTTTCAAGCCTGACCAGGCCTTCACCGGTCGAGCCGCACGCAACGCAGTGATCGTTGCTCGACCGGGTAATCACTTCGCAGGAGCCGCAAAAGACAGCTTCGCGGAGTGGGATTGCCTCGATCACCGAGGGCGCCGCCGCCGATCGATTTCGAAGACGACATCCGTGATGAGCGCTGCCAGCAGACAAAGCGTTCCGAAAATGAAAAGTGCTTCCATCATTCAACCTTTCTCGGGCGGCCGCGTTTCGGCGGAATGTACTGCCCGAGTTGCGAAGTCGAGCGAATTTTCAGGAGGTAGACGAAGCTGTCGATATGGCCTATGCCAGCAAGGGCAGCCAATGCGCGGTTGAGGTCGTTGCGCAAAATGCCCTGGTTCGCTTGCCGCTGCAAATCTTCCTTCATGCCAGCGGCTGCGGCTTCGATCTGTTCGATGGATAAGTCCAAGGAGACCTCCGGGGAGTGAATTTCTGCGGAGGAAAGACTTAATCAGGCGTGTACGATGTAGGAATGGGTCAGTAGATAGGTGGGATAGTACCGCTGAAGACGTTAATTCCGGCTTCACCGTAATATTATGTTTACCAGAAAAAGCGAATGAACGCATCCGTATAGTCCCTGTAATCATACAGTTAGACCGCCTGCCCCTCTAAAGCTAGGTACTTTTCGAGTTTAATTCGGGCGAGATCGCCAAGACTTTCGCCGTTCTCGATCCTGGCAATGGTTCGAGGGCTGATGCCAACCTTTTTAGCGAACGCCGCCTGCGACAAACCTTCGTCCAGTCGACGATCCTTTGCTTCCTTGCCCAGCTTCTCGAAGTTTGGTTTCTTGCTCACGGTGCGCATATTGCCAGTATTTGCCAAATCGTGTCAAGAACTATTTTAGAAAATTTTGCTGGTACCGGACGGCCAGTCCGTTCTACCCTTCCGTTCCATTGGATACAAGGGACTTAGGTGTCATATTCCTTTGGAGGAAAACCTGTGAGAATCCCAGCTCTCATTGTGATGACAACAGTTGTAGCCATCGCCGGATGCGGCGGCGGCTATAGCGGCACAGCTGCACCCGTCGGTCCAACGAGCCCGCAGTATGCCAACGTGGCCGGCCCCTGGCAGGCGACAGCAACGTCAACGGCAATTCCTGGCGCAACTGTCCTCGTTGAAACGAATCTCACGCAGACCGGCGGAACGATTGGCGCTTCGGCGGTCGCCATTGTAGGTTCCTGCGTCGAACCGAACAATCAGTCGACGCTCACTGGAACAGTTACCAGCAACGGCATCGCAGTGACAGCAATCTTCAATGGAGAAACTGTCTCGCTCACCGGAACGGTGTCAGGCCAAACCATGACTGGCACTTACACAGCAACTGGCGCTTGCACCGATAACGGCACCTGGACGGCTCAGATGATGCCCGCGATCAATGGCAGCTATAGCGGCACCATCACAAGCAATTCCGCGCCAAACTCGCCGTTCTCGGTCACTGCGACCATTTCTTCCAACTCCGCTTTCACGATCACCGGCAACGCCATGGTCGGCGGATCGATCTGCTTCAGCTCGCTCACGCTAACCGG